GATGCCATTTGGTGGTTTCTGGCGCGAACGTCAACGCCTACTTTCATCGCGTTCAGTTTTAAGTCACCACCAACTTTTTCTTTATCCAACGCCAACTTAGCTGCGGCCAGTGCCAGCTCGCCTTGTTGTTTCTCTTGCTTGAGTTGAACCTCTTGTTGACGAATCTGCAATTCTTGCTGCTGCATCTGGATGACGGGGTCCTGTGCTTGTTGCTGAGCCTGCTGTTGAGCTGCGGCAGCTTGAGACTGCTGCAATACTTGATTGGCCGCTTGAGCCATCATGCCTGAGAGAGCCATCTCGATCTGTGGCGAGAGTTTTTCGTCTTCTGGTGGCAGGGGCATGCCAAGCTGTTGTTCAATCTGCTGACGGTACATGTAGCCAACGTGCTCCGCCATGTGCGCCTGCATCGCAGCCATAATAACCTGCGCTTGTGGGTTCTGCCCAATGATCGCCATCACTGCCGGGTCTTGCATCATGGACTGATGAACTTGGATGTGTGCCTGATGGTTCTGATACATGAATGCCTTCAAAGGCTTGCCCTTGAGCGCAGCTTGGTTCTCAGAGATTGGATCTGTTGGTTTCTGATCGTCTGGCAGGGGCACAAGCTTCTCAGCGTTCTTGATACCCAATACGTCCAGCATTGACCTGTGCAACTGGGGCATGTCATAGATCTGAGGCGCTTGCTGCGCCATCTGCATGACCGCCTGATACTGTACAACGCGTTGTGAAAGAGTTGCTGCGTTCGGATCCGACACAGGAATAATGTCGACTTTGTCATAGTCCGCCTGCTTTGACTTGCGCCCGCCGTATTCTGGGTCGTATGTATAGTCAGGATCAGTGTAATCCCTAATGATGTTTTTCAGCAACTTCAACTCTTGCTTCAGAGCGAAGTGCACACGGGCCTGAACTGCTGTCAATACTTTAAGCTGGCGCTCAAGAATAGCCAGCGTCGTACCAACTGGAGCTTGTGCATTCATGTCAGACACTTGCATGTCTGCGGTTGCAGCGAAGCGACGGCCTTCATCAACGATCTGTCCAAGCAACTGGAACAAAACGTTGCTGGGTTCTTTGTAAGGAAGTGGGAGGATGGAGTCTCTTATGTTTCCAGATGCGACGTCGACGTCTCTGAATTCTCCCGGAGCGATAGGCGTATCATCGCCCTTAATGCGTAGTCCACGAGATTTGAGGCCACCGGGGAGATTTGAGAGGGTACCGGCATCGACCAGTTGTCGCATAATACTGGTAGCAGATTTAGCAAATCCTCCGATAAGGTGAAACAATCCGAAGCCATAAGCACCGAAACCGGGAATGTATTGGTAGTGAACAAAGTGTTGCCGTTTGAGTCTGAGTTCATCATCTTCCTTCCAATTCCTTCTGACTGAGAGAACCGTGTGCGTGTCCTTAATCAAGGTCACAACGTAAGGGAACATGATGCCAGTCTCTGTGCCGTCCTCATCAACGTCTTGGAACCCGTCCAAGTCGAGGTCAACGTGGCATTCATAAAGTGTGTAGCGGTCGTCGTTCAGGTCACTGAACCCAGTTTCTTTGTCCTTGGCCTGCTTGATGTCGTCTTTCTCACGACGGGGCTCTGGCAACTCGACGTCTAAATAAAACCCAGCCTGCTGGAGTTTCAAAATGTCATTCTTTGTTTTACGCATCACGTGCGTCAAGCGATGGCAAGTGTCTAAGTCCGTGGTGCCATAAGGCAGGATGACGTCTTCGGCGGGCACAAACATACTGACCTGCCGTCCCAAGTTGGGATCGAAGTACACTTTCTTAAACGCTGAGCCCGTGGCTGGCAAACTCCAGAGCATGCGCTCGTGCTCTGGGCGGAACTCTTTCATCTCTTCTGTGAGCTCGAAGTTCATGTCGTCCTGAACATTGATGGCGATCTCGCGCATCTCAGGAGTCTCTTTGCCAATCATCTTACTGAGCACCGGGCCTTGGGCTGGGAAGGTCTCCGTAATCATCTCGGCTTGGAAGCGAACCACAGCCTCCGTAATCATGGGGTGGAACACTCCGCATGCGCCGTCCCAAGGTTCTGTGCGCTCCTCCATGTGGAGTCCCAAGAGTTTCAACCCCTCGGTGTACGCTTTTTCCCATTCTTTACGGGAGCCTCTATCTTGTTCAATGTCCCCGTTCAGGTCGCCTGCCAGTGTTGACAGCGCTGCGCCGGACATGGTCTCGGCCAAGTTGGCATCGAAATCTTCATCACTCTCATCCTTGCCCATGTGAAGTTCTAAGTCACCGGCCTTGATGTTGACTTCTTCGGGATCGACAATCTCAATCTCCAAAGCGTCGGTATCGTCCCCTTCGTCCTCCATGCTCTGTGGTGCTTGGTACAGAGCTTTGTCGAAATTACTTGTTGCCATGATGTTCCTCAATAGTATGCTGCACGTCTACGGTAGTGGAAGTTATCTTCCTTCTCATCCGAGTCTAATCTAATAAAGCCGCCTTTTCTATAGCGCAGCAATGCTTGTGACGTTGTGTCCACAAAGTCGTCGTGCTCCCCAACAGGGAATGACGCGACCTCTTCAATTACTTCACGGGCCCACCGCGTGTCCGGCGCCCAGACTGTACCGCTCGCAAAGAGGTCAGACACAGCGTTAAGCCTGACCATCTTATCATTCCCCCGTGACGGGCTGAACTCTTCGACCGGGATCCCCATGTTTCTGAGCTCTTGTATAAGTGGAGCTCCAGCAGCCTTTTTCTCCACAATGAATGCATCGGGGTTCCACTCTTTCCAATGTTTAAGCGCTACCTCTTTCAACTCCGGGAAGGCCATGCGATCCTTGAACGCGTCCAGCAAAATGACCTGCGCCTTGCTGCCTTCCTCTTCATTGTAGAAGACGCCCCATGTTGTGCAAGCGGAGAAGTCAGAATTGTTCTTGGTCTCAAACGCCGTGTCCCATGACTGGATCACGTACTCACACATTGGGGGTTCATCCTGCTCCCAGATCCGCCAGTGCTTCCTTGAAATGATCGCGCTATTGTCAGAGGTGGGCTGCTGCATGTACTGGGCGTTCCAATACTTGGGATCAAGTGACGCCTTGGTTTTCTCCAGCGATTCTATGGGCCACTGCTCTGGCCATAGGGATTTACCCGAAGGCAGAATGGCTGGCAGCTCCACAATCTCCCAAGGTATTGCCTCTGGATTCTTGGTCTGGTAATCAATCAACTTGCCCGTCAAGTCCAACAATGACCATCTCGTCATAATCACAATGATGGCCCCGCCCGGCATCAGACGCTGCAACGGACCCGTCTGGAACCAAGACCATGCGGTATCAAACGCCAAGCGGCTATTTGTCTTTACGTCCTGCTCACTATGAGGGTCGTCGATAACAAACAGATCAGCACCGCGACCAGCCAGAGCACCGCCCACACCGGCTGCGTAGTACTGACCACCAGCCGAAGTAGACCATTTGCCAGCCGCCTTCTGATCCTCCGCAATCTGTGTGCTAGGGAAAATTTCATTGTATTCCTCTGATTCAATTAAGTTACGGACGCGTCGTCCAAAGTCTTCGGATAGACCCGCAGTGTGCGTGCCCATGATGATCTTTTTCTCAGGGAACTTGCCAAGGAAATAGGCAGGAAACAAATAGCTACTGAACTCTGACTTGCCATGACGCGGCGCGATGTTGATGATGACGCGCTTCTTTTCTCCCGCAATCACATCCTCAAAGATCTTGGCCAGACGTCTGTGGTGCGGGCCAATCTTAAACCCCGGGTAGACCGCCGTGGCAAAACCCAAAATGTTATTACTGGCGGCTGCAAGTCTGGCGCGACGTTCGCGCAAATCTAAATCATCGAAAAGCTCCAGTTTCTCCGCCTTACTCATGTAGGGCAGATTCTTCTGGATGAGCTTGGCCTCAAGCGGCGTCAGACTCGTGAGATTCGATAGGTCCATTTAACTCCACGTCAAGAATGTCTTCTTTGTTGGACAGCACGTCCACCACGTCCATGAACTTGTTGAGCTTGTCTTTGATGCGCTGATCGAGCTCGTCGTCGCTCATCTCCGCTTTCTTCACCTCAATCTTCTCAGTGAACAAGCCAACCTCTGTGACTTTGCCCAGTAATCCTAAAGCTTTCAAACGGATATTGGCGTTGGGGGATTTTGTTTCTTCCACGATCTTGGCGACCGTGTACCCCCTCAGCTCCTTGGCCATTGAGACAAACTCCCAATCGTAAGCGGTCAGCATGCCGGTGATGTGACGTACTGCTTCTGGAGTCTTGAGTTCTGCAAGGGATGCCTTCTGTTCTACAGTATCTGCCGAAGTGGTGAGTACGTTGAAAGCCTTACGCGCTGCTTGTGTTTCGTGCTCCTTGACCACTTCGTCATCGGATTCCACACCAAGCTCTTCCAACCATTCTGCCGTGGCATATTGCGCAGACAGCATCTCATTGGGCGTCACAGCGTCCAACTTTTTCATTCCATTCCGGGGGGTGATGTCCGGTTCAAACTGCACCAAGTGTTCAAACATGCGTGGCCCTTGCAACCTCGATGACGCTAATGTACACTACTTGACGGCGACTGCGCAAGCGGTTGCCTACTTCTCTTTTGGGTTTTTGCAAAGAAACCTTTGGCCCCACCTTAGACGTGGGGCATTTTTTTGGCTGGGTGTGTATAACGTTTGACAAAGATTGTTTGGAATTTTTATAGTAATGGTGGGGGGTAGGTATTAAGTATTACGGAAATATTGGGGGTGGTTATGGAACAGTGTTCATGGTCACCATGCCACCGTCATCAAAAATCGGGGGGTCGGGGTGTAGTGGGGTCTAAAGTATTCAGATTTGAATCGAGTTATACATTGTATAGCCTTTAAGGTAACACGTTGTGGTACAATAGATGTGTCGGTTGGGGAAGCCCAGTCGATCGGTTGCCTCGCCCGTCCGCGAGGTTTTTTATTTGGAGATACGTTTATGAAAGCAACTACTAATCAAATCTATGCCATCTTTGATGAGGCAGATTCAAGCACACTCTCATTCGCTGAGAGACTGATGGCACTTGGCATTGCATCTAGGTCTGACGCCAAGCCACACGCAATGGCTTGGGCTTGTGCAAGGCACAACGCCAAGCACAAGGACTCACCTTGCAAGATCGTCAACGGTCGCGAGGGCGCGAGACTCAACAACCTCTCAGCAGAGCGCGCGATGCAGAGGGTTTTGAAAGTGTGTTATCCCAGTCCCGACATCATGTCGGGATTCGCTAAGAAGAAAAGCACACACAAGGTTGACGTTGTTAAGCAACTCGTTGACAAATACTCTAAGCTCACCAAAGCAGAGCAACGCCGTTTCCTTGCGTCAATTTGATGCGAGGTTTTTCATGCAGTCGCGCGGGGGGATCTCGCGCGCTGTTTCATTTCATGTCAATCAGGAGAAAATTATGGAAACAGAATACCAAAGACTATGTCGCATAGCCGAAGAACTCGGCATCGACATCACACAATCCATCATGCAACTGTGCGAAGAAGCGCGCAGGCTTGGGTATAACAACGGCTTTGCCGATGCCATGTCAACAACAGAAAAGGAATAAATCATGTCAGCTAAATACATCTTGTCCGAGCTATTCTTAACCGCAGTGTGCGTTCTCGCAATCAAAATCCACTGCGATGTACTCTGGAATATGGGAACTCCCCTGTTCTACATCTTTGCGCCTATCGGCGCATCGTTCATTCTCGGCATGCAAATCAGCCGAATCATTCACACATTCAAATCAGAGGAGTAAACCATGAGCAACCGCAATTCCAAATACACAGTCCGCGAGGTAGAACTGGCTAAGCTACGCAACCTCAAGCGCGAACTCCAATACTCAGCCGAGCTATTCAAGCGCAACGATGACTCGTACCGCAAACACAAAGAACAACTGCGTGCCCAAGCTCGCGAAGCAATGGACGACTGGCACACACTCAAGCAAGGGTGCACTCAACTCAGACTGTTCAAATGAGTCCCGACAACTTGTCGGTACTCGACTTCTCCACAATACGTTGTGGAGAAGTACTAAAAGTGTTGCTAAAAAACACAGTCATGCGTTATCGCTCCGATGTACTACATTTGGACACGAGCAAACCCGCGTGGTTATTAGCGTTGGCAAAAAAAGGTCCACTTACCTATACATATAATTCTATTAAAAAGATATTTATATATAAGAAGGTGGGTAAGTGGGTATGACTCTATTTGTCTGTTCATTTTTTCACGGAAATCGTTTTTTGGTGGACACAGTATTAAAAAAGCTAGTATTCATGCGGGTTAAACCCACACCCACTTGTCGGTCTAGTGGTTATAATGGTACTCACACTTACCCACTTGGAGATAAATCATGGAAGGAAAGCAGTGCAAAAAGTGCAGAGAGATCAAGCTCCTGCCTGAATTCAACCGCAGACTCACACCCGCTGAAGCAAAGGCGCGTGGTTACAAGGGCGATTACTTGGTGACGATTGAGTCATCATTGTGCCGTGCATGCAGACCAAGGCGTAGACCGATGAACCAACTCACCGCCAAAGAACTACAAAACAAAGTGACGAGCGGTGAGATCAGTGCGTTCGAACGCAAGTTCATATTGGACGAACGAAAGAAACACAGGGGCATGGAGTCCGCACTGGCAACGCGCAACCGATGGCTCAGTGTATGGAGTGCTGAGTTATTCGATGTGCTCAAGCCCATGCAAGATGAGATAGAG